GTAGTAACATTTGCAGCAGAACCAGCTTCGGCAGGTACACCCTACAAAATGTATACTTGTGCAGGAAGTACAACTACGGTTGTTCTTGGACTAATCCTTACTAATATTCACTCTTCAGCAGTAACTGCAGAGGTAGAATTAGTTAGTGATACGGGTAACAGAGGTGGTGCAAATGACGTTGCTAATGGTACATCATTTTTAGTTAAGGATGTTTCTATACCAGCAGGTAGTTCACTAGAACTATTATCTGGTGGTAAAGTTGTATTAGAAGCAACTGATGAAATTAAAATAGATTGTTCTGTAGCAGATAAACTATCAGGAACACTTTCCATAATGGAGATAACGTAAGATGTCTTATATTGGTCAAGAACCAAATACAAAAGCATTAACAGCTTCAGATATAGCTGACGATTTAATTACGTCTGCTAAATTAAATTATACTGAATCTACTCTTACAGATGGATCTACAGTAAACTGGGATGCTTCAACACAAGATGTATGTAAATTAACTCTAGGTGGTAATAGAACATTGGCTGCTCCTACCAATAATTCCACTGGTCAATTTATATCAATACTTGTAATACAAGATGGAACAGGTTCAAGAACTTTAACATGGAATGCTGTATTTGAATTTAAAGATGATACAGCTCCAACATTAACAACAACAGCTTCTAAAGGTGATGTATTTGTATTTAGATACAATGGATCTAAATGGTTAGAAGTTGGAAGAAATCAAAATTTAACATTATCATAATATGTACGCATTAGTAGAATCAGGATCAGTTACAAAATTATTTCCTTACCCAAAAGGATTTACACTTAATGGCAATCAATATCCACGAGATATATTTTATAAATGGACTAAAGCAGAAAAAGAAGCAATAGGTATTTATGAAGTTGAAACAGACAATTCAAATAAAAAAAATGATAAATGGTATATTAATACTAATGAATCATATACATTTGGAAGTGGTAAAGTAACTAGATCATGGGGCACAGCTACAGCTAGAGCACATGCAGATAGTTTATATACTGATCAAGATAAAACAGACAAGGCAATACCTGCAGGTAAAAATGTAGGTGATGTAAAAAATGAAGGATTAAAAACACAATTAATTAAAAATTTAAAATCACAAGCAGCAATTGAATTACAAAATACAGATTGGTATGTTATTAGAAAAGCAGATGCAGGAACAGCTATACCTAATAATATAACTACACATAGAGCAGCTGTAAGAACAAAAGTAGCTGAAATGGAAACAGCGATTACAAATGCTGCAGATACACCAGCCTTAGAAACTTTATATACTTATACAAAACAAGAAGATGGTTCAGTTACTAGACCATTAGGTGAACTCCCAACACTGGAGAGTTAATGCCAATAAATAGTTTTTTATATCCAGGAGCTAAAGTACCTCCACCAGGTTATGACGTTGCTAATTCATTAAGATTTGATGGAAGTAGTTCTAATTTAAGTAGAACACAAGGATCAGCAACAAACCAAAAAAAAGGAACAATATCATTTTGGATGAAACCTTCTGCAATAAGTGATGATATGAGAATTATTACTAATTATAATGATGTTAATAATCATGCTTATCTAAGACTTAATGATGACTTTCAATTACAACATTATGTATTAAGTGGGGGTTCTGCCATAGGTCATTTAAAAACTACAAGACTTTTTAGAGATTTCTCGGCTTGGTATCATATTGTTTTAACAATTGATACAACACAAGGAACAGCAGCAAATAGAATGAAGCTATATGTTAATGGATCTCAAGAAACTGCTTTTGCAACTGAAACATATCCAGATCAAAATGCAGATCATCCTCTTTTTGCCGCTTCAGCTAGTGGTAATCATTTTATAGGTCGTCATTATAATGATGCTGATTATTGGCATGGCTATTTAGCTGAGTTTGTTCAAACAGATGGACAAGCACTAGACCCAACATCATTTGGAGAATTTGATAGTGATAGTCCAACAATATGGAAACCAATAGATGTATCAGGATTAACTTTTGGTAACAATGGGTATTATTTAGATTTTGAAGATAGTTCAGCTTTAGGAAATGATGTGTCTGGTAATGACAATGATTTTACAGCAAATAATATAGCAGCAACAGATCAATCTACTGATACTTGCACAAATAATTTTGCAACATTTAATTCTGCACAACCAGCATTATCAAACACTTCATTTTCAGAGGGAAATTTAGTAGTTGCTACTAATTCAAGTGCTAGTACCCAAGTGCCATTTGCTACAACCATTCCAATATCTACTGGAAAATTTTATGCAGAATTTAAAATGATAGCAAAAAGCACAACCAGTGGTTCTATTCCATATATAGGAGTTTTGGGTGCAGCAAACTTTGTATCTGAACTTAATAATGCTTATTTTGTAGGAGGTTCTAACCTTGATGGTGTTGGTTATGGTGCTAGTGGTGTAGTTTATAGTAATGGAAGTGAATTAGATAGTAGTGAAGCAAGTTATGACGATGACGATATTATAGGAGTAGCAGCAGATATTACAAATAAAAAAATTTATTTTAGTAAAAATGGAACTTATATAAATTCTGGAGATCCAGCAGCAGGTTCAAATGGTTATACAATACCAACAACTTCTCAAGGTTTTTATATTTTTGCAGCTTCTCTTTATGGGGCAAGTGGAAGTTGGGGAGCAAATTTTGGTTCTCCATCATTTAGTATTTCATCAGGAAACAGTGATGCTAATGGTTATGGTAATTTTGAATATGCAGTGCCATCAGGATATTATGCACTTAACACAAAAAACCTAGCGGAGTTTGGATAATGGCGTATACAGATATAGACGACCCAACAGTTCATTTTCTTACTAAACTTTATACAGGTACGGGAAGTTCTAACTCTATTAGTCTGGGTTTTCAACCTGATCTTTGCTGGATAAAAAACAGAGGATCATCAACAGCAACAAGAGCTTTTGATTCAGTAAGAGGTGCAACAAAAGCTATTTATACAAGTACAACTGATTCAGAGGGTACTAATTCACAGTCGCTAACATCTTTTGATTCAGATGGATTTACTATGGGTACTCATTCAACACTTAATGGAAGTAGTAGTAATATTTGTGCTTGGTGTTGGAAAGGTGGAACAACATCAGGAATAACTACAAATGGTTCAACAACAATTACTCCAGCGTCTTATTCTTTTAACGCAACAGCAGGAATCTCTATTGTTAAATATGCTGGAAATGGTACTTCAGGAGCAAAATACCCACATGGTTTAGGTGTTACACCTAAAACAGTTATAGTTAAAAATTTAGATGCAGATGGTTCTTATTGGAATGTTCATCATGCTTCTTTAGGTAATAATTCTGAAGTATATTTAAATGGAACTGATGCTGCTCCTGGCAGCACTAGTAATGGGACTACACCAGATTCAGTTAATATTGATTTAGAAGGCACAGGAGAAGCACATAATAATAATGGAGCTAATTATGTAGCTTATATTTTTGCAGAAAAAAAAGGTTTTTCAAAATTTGGAAGTTACACAGGAAACGGAAATGCAGATGGTACATTTGTCTATACAGGATTTCGTCCAGCATTTATTATGACAAAAAAAACAAGTTCTACTTCTAACTGGACTTTACTTGATAATAAAAGACTTGGTTATAATGCAGATAATAATAGAATTTATACAAATCTTGATGAAGCAGCAAATACTTCTGATGTAATGGATATTTTATCTAATGGTTTTAAAATGAGAAGTACAGCATCCGATAATAATACATCAGGTGCAACATACATATACTGGGCTTTTGCAGAGTCCCCTTTTACAAATTCAAATGGAGTACCTAACAATGCAAGATAAAATTAATTAAGGAGAATAAATGGCATATATTGGAAAACAACCGATAGTAGGAAACTTTCAAGTTTGTGATGCTATATCCGTAGTAAACGGACAAGCAGCATATACTATGCAAGTTAATTCTACAAACGTAACACCAGAAACAGCTTTTCATATGCTGGTTAGTTTAAATGGTGTATTACAAAAACCTGGTAGTTCTTTTACTATCTCAGGTAGTACAATCACTTTTGCTAGTAACTTAGCAACAGGTGATGTTATAGATTTTATAATTTTATTAGGTGATGTATTAAATATAGGTGCACCATCAGATGATACTGTTACAGCGTCTACTGTAAATAATGATTTTATTTCAGGGCAAACAGCTTTAACTAGTGCTCCAGCAGATACAGATGAATTTTTAGTATCAGATGCAGGAACAATTAAAAGAATAGATTATAGTTTAATTAAAGGTGGTGGTATTACAGTTGCAGATCAATTTAGAGTAACTGCAAATATAACTGCTAATGCAGACCCTATATCTTCAAACATTGAAAGAATAGATACTTCTGGACAAGCTGGAATGACAGATAATCAAATGTCTGTAAGTTCAGGTGTATTTACCTTTCCTTTAACGGGTATTTATTTGGTATCTTTTTTTGCTACTGGTGGTATGGCTAGTAATGGAGATAATGCCACAATATTTATAAATATAACGACAGATAATAGTTCTTATAACTCAGTTAGTTTTGCAAGTGATGGAGAATTTAGTTCAGGTGGTGGTAATATTAACGCAAAATGCTCAACTTTGGTTGATGTTACTGATACTTCAAATGTTAAAGTAAGTTTTGGTTGTAGTAGTATAGCAAGTGGTTCAACACTTACAGGAGACAGTACCCAAAATGCAACTTGCATGACTTTTATAAGATTAGGAGATACGTAATATGGCTAGAGATTATTTTCAAGATGCACTTACAACATTCAATGGTGGTATGTGGTATGGTTGGAAAACACACGATGATGAAGGAAATAAAATTCCTAATAAAGATCGTATGCAATACAAGCACATAAAGATTATTAAAGAAGGTGCAACAATGCCAAGTGAAGCTGATGTTAATGCAAAGATACAAGAGTTAAAAGATGCAGACACAGCGGCAGAAACAAAACTTAATAATGATAAAGCATCAGGAAAAACGAAATTAAAAAATTTAGGTTTATCAGACGATGAGATAAAAGCATTGATGGGGGCGTAACATGTCAGTATTGTTCTGCAACAATAACTCCATGTCAGCGATTACAAGCGTACCAAGTGGTGTAATTGGTGGATCAATGGTGCTCATATCTACACAAACTGCATCAAGTTCATCTACAATAAGTTTTGCTTCAGGTATAGATTCAACTTATAAAGAATATATACTTAAATATTTTAATGTTCACCCATCATCAGATGGTCAAAATTTACAAGTTAATTTTAGAGATGGAAGCACAGCTTATGATGCTACTAAAACAACCACAGTTTTTCTTGCAAATCATAACGAAGATGGTTCTGGCGCTGTTTTAGAATATAAAGCAAGTAATGATTTGGCACAATCTACAAATTTTCAAAATCTTGCAGAATCAGTAGGAGCAGACAATGATCAAGGTACAAGTGGAACTCTGCATTTATTTGACCCATCATCAACAAGTTTTATAAAACATTTTCTTAGCACTACAAATAATTATGATTCAGGAAATAATACTCAAGTATTTCATGTTTCTGGTTATTGTAATACCACAACAGCAATAGATGGTGTTCAATTTAAATTTGATAGTGGCAACATAGATTCAGGAGTTTTTAAATTGTATGGCGTTAGTTAAATATAACAATAATAGTATAAGTGATATAACAAGTGCTGCTAGTGTCGCTTCAGGTGCTATGACACTTATTAAAACTATAACAGCTAGTTCTGACTCAACAATATCATTTGTAGATGGAAGTTCAGATGTGGTCTTAGATAGTACATATCCTATTTATTTATTTAAACTCATTAATATTCACCCAGCAACAGATAATGTTAATTTTCAAGTAAATTTTAGAGATGGTGGTTCAAGCTATGATGCTACTAAAACTACAACTTCTTTTGCGGCATACCATCAAGAAGATGGTGGTGATCAAAGTTTATTTTATTCAACATCAAGAGATTTAGCACAAAGCACAGGAGTACAAAGATTAGTTGATAATATTGGTAATGCTAATGATGAATGCACAAGTGGATATTTATTTTTATTCGATCCCTCATCAACGACTTTTGTAAAACATTTTTATGGTGAATTTAGTCAAACAACACACCATGCACAATGCTGGAGACATAATATTGGTGGATATTGTAATACTACAACAGCTATTGATGGTGTTCAATTTAGCATGTCATCAGGAAATATAGATTTAGGAACAATCAAACTCTATGGAATTAAGGATAGTTAATGAGTATTGTTAAATTAAACAATAATGCAGTAAAAAATATAACTAGTTTTGGTAATGTTACTGGTGGTTCTATGACATTTATTAAAAAACTAACAGCCTCTAGTTCTTCTACTTTATCATTTGTTGATGGTTCTAGTTCAGTTGTATTAGATAATACTTATAAAGAGTATATATTTACGTTTAAAAATATACATGCTGCAACTTCAGGACAAACATTTACAGTAAATTTTAGAGATGGGGGAAGTAACTATGATGCAACTAAAACTACTACATATTTTTTATCATATCAAGATGAAGCTGGTGGAGGTGATGCAGCAATAAATTATATTACTTCAAAAGATTTAGCACAAAGCACATCAGCACAAATAATTTCACAAGATACAAATGTAGATAATGATGCCTCAATATCAGGTTATCTTCATTTATTTAATCCTAGCTCTACAACTTTTGTAAAACATTTTATAGCAAACACTCAATCTATGAATTTAAGTAGTGGCAACCCATATTCTTATCAAGCATTTATAACTGGATATTGTAATGTTACTGCTGCAATTGATGGAGTTCAGTTTGCAATGAGTTCAGGTAATATAGATGCTGGGGATATATGCTTGTATGGAATTAATTAATATGATACATAAAAACAAAGGAGAAAACTATGCCAAGATATCATAACATAAATGGTAATAGAGTTCAGTTTACAGCAGAGGAAGAAGCTGCTAGAGATGCTGAAGAACAAGCGTGGGCAGATGGTGCTCTTGCTAGAGCACAAGCTAACCTTAGATCTAAAAGAAATAGTCTATTAGCTGAGACAGATTTTTATGCTTTATCTGATGTTACTATGTCAGACGACATGAAAACATACAGACAGGAATTAAGAGACCTGCCTGCAGGTAAAGATACTGTTGAAAAATGTAACAATGTTACTTGGCCAACTAAACCATAATTACAATGGCTCGTGTTAATTTTAAAAATTTTACAC